ATTGTCATAATATTTACACCAAGTATATGGCCACAACAAAGGTGCCCAGATTAACATTAATATGATTTCTTTACCTTGATATTTGGTACTATTAAAAACAAGTCCAAGTATGCAAAGTAACAAAGTTACTAGATAACCAATCAAATAGGAAAATAGTAATAGGAAAACAAATATTTTCATTTGTTAAGTAGTTGTATAAAACGAGATTCTCTACAACGTTTCTCTTGAAACTGTAATAAATCTCGTTTAGTAATAATATTATTTTTATCATAGTCTATAAATCTTAATGCACCACGAGCGGTAAGTAAATTATTATAATGAAATCTTGAAGGTGCTGCATTTAAAACATGTAAATCTAAACATGTTTTTACTAAATGCAGTTTTTTAGTGGCCTTAAGATAAACATAATAATAACAAAGTAGTTCTTCTTCAGTACAATCCTGTAAGTCAGGAATTCCAAGAGCTGTTCTAGTCTTACTTGTCATTTGAAATAATGACTGCTGTGCATTATTTTTAGAATTCTTATTTAATCCAGATTCACACCAAAATACAATCATACAATATTTAGCAAATTGTTCTGGAGGAATTGTTAATTCGATTATTGTTTTAGACCAAGTATTAATCTTATCAACTAGTGTGTGGTCACACTCTTCGTATTTTATTTCTGATTTATAGTTTGAAATACTTATGGCCCATAATAAAATACTAATTGTCAACAGTATTTTCATAAATTAACCTTATCAATTCTTGAGTTAATCCAGGATTGGCTTTTTTCCAAGAATTGTATGAATTAAGCCCCGCAATACTAGGACTTTCTTTTTGGACAAGATGATACATTAAACCTTGCCTTAAGTCAGAATTAACTGTTCCACTTAACACATGTTTAATTCTATTTAATCTTTCCTCATGTAATCTGTTCTTTTTATCTAATTCTGGATTATTAGACTGCCTTTTATTCCTCAGCCAATGATCCAAATCATCAAACATAATACAGACTTCCATTGAATCATCAGGAACATCTAATCTTGTTCTATAAGAACTTTCTGCTCGGTCCACATTTATGTAGAATTCAACAGGAATATAGATTACCTTTTCTTCTCCTGTTTCCATATTTAGGGCCATATATTTCTCTAAAGAATATTGACTGTCTTTTCTATATTTCCTGGAATCATATCCCAAGAACTCTAGAATCATCCAATCATACTTTTGAAACGGCCCAACTCTCCTACTTGTGTGTATAATCTCTCCTTTACTGTAATGCATACAAAAGGTTTAAAGTTTACCCAAAGGTTAATAGTATTACTAAAAATAGCAAAACTATGCCTTTGGGTAAAAATTTATCGGTTTTTATTTTTTTCTACCGCATCTTCATACTTTCTCGCGAGATCTTCGATAGAAGTTGTCTGCAAAATCTGGCAAAGTGCGTCCAGCTTAGGCTCCCAGAATTCTGGGTTCTCCTCACCACGTACTCCCATCTGGGCAATTACCAAATGACCAAGCATAACTAAAGAATTGTTACTGGCCTTCTCCACAAGTCTAAAGAAGTTAATACTCTCGCTATTCACAAGCCTGCGAATATCAGAAAGAATATTGGATTCTTTATGTAGATAAGTTACACCTTTTGGTGTAATTTGAGACCCGTTTATATAACCTGCTGTTTTCAGTTCGTCAAGAGTCTCTGGCTCCAAAAGAGAAGAGAGGTTAAAAGAAACTGTTTTACAGTAATCTTTTGTGGTCTGGGAGTTATTCGTATAGATTGCCCAAAGGACAAACAAAGCACTTTCTGAAATTTTCATGTTTACGCTATTTGTTTTAAAAGTTCAACTAACTGACGCTCCATTTGCTCGTCATTTCTTGAAAAATACTGCAACCACACTGTTTCTCTTTCTTGTTTATCAAATCCTGCATTTTTCATAGCTCTTGCCAAACTCTCTTTTCGAGCTATCTCCTTCACATGTTTGTCTTTTGGATGTCTTGTTACTTCTGCCATTCCCACAACTTCATCACCGTATCGAATATGGCAAAATGTTATGGGGTCTTGCTTGTAGTTCCATGAGATCCAAAAATCTTTGTTTCTTAGATGTACTTTCATAATAATGTTGTTTTAATTAGTACCCTGGGCGGGACTTGAACCCGCACCCTCGCAAAGAGGACAGGATTTTCTTACCACTATAGTTTTCACTACCAACCAAATCTATTCCCACTAGTGAGTATTTCTACTGCTATATGTTCTTGCGTTGTTTGTGGTCTGGACTATGCCTTCATCTTATTATTACTAACTTAGACGGGTGATTATAGTCTCTGCACGTTTCTAAATTATTGTCTGTTTGGGCTTTTTAACTTACTAATGTAAGACCCTGGTTATTTCTGACAATTCGACATTCGGCTAAACACCGACTTCTTTCCACAATTTAGACTTCGCTCAAAGTTAGCATCAGCATTACCTGTTAAGCCTTCTCTGAATTTACACCATTCACTATATAGTTTCCAGTATAGTGCTCAAATTTATTTTATTAGACCAAAGTCCTGCGTGTCTACCAATTCCACCACCAAGGCATAATGTTATGTATTTCTACATAACAAGAATTTTAGAAAACCAATTGAGATTTATAACTTCTAGGTTTCTTTTCGCATAAACATCTGCCGCTTCATAATTTTTTACGTTATGTGCTAATGTTCTAGTCTTTCCGGTATTTGTTGTATAATCAATTCTTATCCTCATCATGCTTCAACAATCGTTTTGGAGTTAGTTGACCTCTGCCAGATGTGTCAAATATGACAAACGTAAATTGATTTTCTAAATGAGGCTGCACCTTAGATTCTGATACAATTCCTTTCTGCACATCTTTGTGTTCTAAATCTAAACCACAATGAAGTGGTACATAAAGAACCTTTTCTCCTGCTTGAAATTCCATAATTTAATTTAAAAGTTGTGCAACTAAAGAGCCGCTTTGTAATTCAGATAGATTTTCATCTACAATAAATTTTCTAAATACATCTAATCGAAAATCCTCGTTGCAATTCTCATTAGACAGTATATTGTACATTTGTTCTCCATTTGGGACTACTGCAGTAATTAAATACGCTCTATCTTTTTCTTTAGCTAAATATAAAGCCAGGTTAAGCGGATCATCCGTGTCTTGATCTATCATAGTTTAATAATTTAAGTGGGCCTCACAGGGCATGATCCTGTAACCTTCAGATTATGAGTCTGTTGCTCTAACCAGTTGAGCTAGAGGCCCATGTTACCATGTCATTTTATTTTCATCTTCTTGGTCTTTCTCAGCTTGCCGAATCCTAAGTAACTTCTCTAGCAATCTGATAAGATTAGGAAATCTTTCTTTGATTGTAATTGGAGGATTTGGTTCTACTGGCTTATAAATTACAAGCCTGGGTCTTTTTGTCTTTTCCATATTTAAATGTTTTCAAATGATTTTTTGGAGCTTGGTTAGTCTACAAATGCTACATGATATTGCAGATCTACTGTTTTCACGTGCCCATCATTGATGCACACATAAAATGTAGATTTTTGTGCAATGTCATAAAATACAGGAAAATTGTTCCCATATTCATCAGTGTAGACACGCGTTGTTTTTTTACAACCCTCAGTAAGAATTGCAAATTCTGTACGTTGAGATTTGCTTAGCTTCGCTTCATCAAAGCCAGATGAGCAAGAATATGCAAAAAACAACAAAAGACAAATGAGAATGTTTTTCATAAAAAAATGAATTTAAAAGTTATAGGGGTTTCTTTAAATGACCAAAATGAGAGATTCGAACTCTCGTCCCCTGCTTGGAAGGCAGGAATATTAACCGCTATACGAATTTTGGTTTTGCACAACAGTTTCCTGTCGCACAAAGTTTTGGTTTTTAATTACTTCAACATTTTTTGCAGATCTTCGATAGACATTTCTGCCAATTGTTGATTTTGCTTTTGAGCAATAAGCTCAAGAATCTTTTGGTTATGCTCTTTTGCCGAAGCTGCATTCTTAGCCTCCTCAAGCTCTTTCTCACGAACATCAAGCACATACGTCACAATCTCAAGACGAAGTTCATTCATCTCTTGTGCAATTGGACGTGATACCCGGCTACGGCGAGTAGATTTACCATAACTTTCAACTACTTCCGCAAGTTGTTGTTCGTAGTCTATAAGAGCTGGTAATTTAGCGTCCCAAAGTTGTTCAGTTGAGATTTGACCATTAAGATCAAACCGAAGTTTCAATCTTGACGCTGTTTCAAAGATATTATTCATATTCAAAATTTAATTTTAATTGTTCTTTTGTGTGATCCTGAAACTTTCAGGATTAGTTCATCATCTACTGTTGCATTAAACCCTAATCCCGCAAGCATTTTAGCAGGAGAAAGTCTTGTTGTATCTGCAAGTACTTCCATCACTTTTCTATGCTCAAGCAGTTCTCCAATAAGATTTTCGTTGTGAAAACTTCTCATTGATTGATCTGATTGACAACCATCAAGCATAAAGAAGTAATGCTTGTTACCAATATTATTTGTTCCCCAATGGTTAGGAGAAAGACAAACAAGATTTACTTTATGGAATTTGTTAGTTTCAAGACCCCAAAGATTTTTAGAAGAATGTGTTTCTGGTAATTTATGTTCAATAGTGAACTGACCATCTTTCAAAGTAACTATTGCAACAGTAATCCACTCATGATTCTTAGTCTTTGGATATTCATATTGAAACAGTTCTCCTTGAAAAGCAATTTCTGCTTTACCTCTTCCTCCTGTTCCTCTAAAATTCCAATTATGAATCATACAATGATATTCACCATCAGGCATTTTAGAAAGAGTTGGAAATGTAATATTTTCAACAGGAATATATCCCACTGGAGCTTGATCTACATAATCAACATCTTGAATACCACCAGAAAGAGGATCGTTTCTTTTATTCCAACCAACTCTTCTTCCGGTTACATTTGGTCCACCTTCAAACTGTTTTGGTAATTTACAACCTGGCATAAACACATGAAGATCCATAAGAGATTGATTTGGTTCCAATTCATTCCAAGAGTGAGTAAAACGAAATACACCATCAACTCTACCACCTTTAGCTTCAACCATTTGCGTAAGTTGAGACTTGCCAGTAAGATTTCCATTATAAGTCCAGGAATAGTTATTACTCCACTTAAAGATTGGCTTACTGTCCTTATTCTTTGCGGTAGTAAGGCAGACAAGATTATTCTCAAATTTATTCTCCATGAACGCTTCAATAGAAGTACAGGTAGGAAGAATATCATTCATGAATTTCCCAATACTCACTTCCTCAATTCCATCAAACTGACTTCTCTTATGTTGAGTGGAAGCAGCAGGTTGAACACCTGCAAATAAACCGGCTGGTTTTTCTACTTTACCATCAACATTCATGTGTTTAATCTCACTTATGTCAATGTCTTGAAGTAAAGCAAAACGACGATCAAAAGATTCTGTATAGCCATTCTCTTCAACAAATTTCTGTGCTTCAGCAATTTGACGTTGAGTAATAGGAGCCTTGGCCTTCATATAGTTGGCCGGATCCGCTCTTTTGTTCCAAGTTTGACAGGCCGTATTTAACTCAACACCCTCTGTAAGTTCCACACACAGTGTGCCAATCAATTCATTTCTGAATTTAGCTGTTGGAAGTTTGTAGGAGTTTACCCAACACCAGTTGTCTTTTTTAGAGACAGAATCAAACTCTTGTTTGAATTTGATAAACTTTTCTACTTTAGACAAATGTGCATCGCCGTTCAATAAAGAACCCTGAACAATAAGATCTTTCACAAGAATCAGTGTATCAAGAGAAATCTCTGTTAAACCGCGTTTGAATACAGTATAAGCATCTCTGTAAGAACCCATAATAGATTCTACAGACGAGCCACTCTGATCCACAAACTCTCTGTTGAGAAATATAAAGAAGTGATTGAACTCATAAATCTGTTGTGTATTAACCACACCAAATTTATTTACTTCATCTTGAGTATATTGCTTCAAAGTCTTAGCCATACCAAGTTGGTATTTAGCTTGAATCTTATTACATTTCTCATAAGGAAGAACGTTCAACTCATTATAAGTCTCAAAGAATGCATCTACGACTTTACCAGTTTGAATGTACTTTTTAAGACCTTCAATTGTGTCATGATAAATAGAACCTTCAACATCAATATCAAACATTGATATAATGTTAAGATCATGATCTATAGCAACAACATTCCCATAACGGCGAATGAAGTTTTTTTCATTATTACAATTATGTGTGCTGGAATTTGGATCACGGAAAATAGGATCTTGTTCAGGTTTAAAACCAGACAAATACTTGTCCCATATTTGTTGTCCTGTTATGTTGAGTCTGAACAGATAATACTGTTGCATCAACTCAAATTGCTTTTGAATTTTTAAATTGAGTTCTTTAAATGTCATGATTTTGAATTTTTAATAATTTGATATAACTTCGGCTGAACCACATACAATATTGTATTTTCGGTTGGTCACCATAACCCTCTCACCTTGTAAGAATTGAACTTACCCACCTAAGTTATATCTGAAGACTTGAACTTCCACCTTCTTAATGGAGTGACTAACCAGACTCGAACTGGTATTATTGGAACCACAACCCTGTTTTTGTTATATAACGTTGATTATATGTCATTCACCATCTAATTCTCATCGTTCGTCGAAAACATTCAATAGATAGGTAAAATATGTGAATTTATACCTTATATTTGCGGAGAAATTAAGAATAGAAAACATACATTTATATGATACCTAAATACACACAACTACAGTTCGACACCGCAAAATCTAAAGATTTACTAACCTTACAATGTGAACAGTGCTCAAAAGATTTCACATTGACTAAACATCAACTTCAGTCTGTTTTAAAACCTAACCATAAAAGTACTGGAAAATATTGTTCTTTAGTTTGCAACGGTATTGCTCGTAAAAAACAAATTCACGTATCTTGTTTACACTGTAATAAGATATTTACAAAAGTTCTTTCGCAAGTTAAAACGAACCATTTCTGTTCCAAAAGTTGTAGTGCAACGTATGCAAATAGACACAAGAAAGTTGGAACAAGAGTTTCTAAATTAGAAGTTTGGCTTCAAGAACAATTAACATCTTTATATCCAAATCTGGAAATACATTTTAATAGGAAAGATACTGTAAACTCTGAATTAGATATTTATATTCCTTTTCTTAGGTTAGCGTTTGAACTAAACGGTATATTTCACTACGAACCTATATTTGGTGTAGACAAACTTAAGCAAATAACAAATAATGACACATCTAAATCAAAAGCGTGCTTAGATAATCAAATTGATCTTTGTATAATTGATATATCTGGTCAAAAATATTTCAAACCGGAAACATCTAAAAAGTATTTAAATATCATAACTAATATTTTAAGTAGTTACAATATTTCTTGAAGAGAAAGTAGGATTCGAACCTACGGAGGTGTTACCCTCGCCGGTTTTCAAGACCGGTACATTAAGCCACTCTGCCATTTCTCCTAACTTTACAATTACAGTGTGTTGTTACACTAAAGGGACTAAGACGCTCCACAATTTGTGGTGTTCTTGCACTTAACTTACTTAAAGTCAGAGGCAGATATTCTTTCTACGGAATATTTGTTGTCCCACTCTTTAAAAGATAGCTACTTCTAAGCTTACTTCCTATAATTGTAGTACAAAATCCACAGTTTGAACAATAGCGCTCAGAGACTGTGGGGCTTAGTTGTTTTCTAGAATATTGGTCTTTTCAGCAAATCCTTAAGACATTTTACCAACGGCTCAAATATCATAAAGAACGAAGCGAATCTATCCATAATTTACTTAGGAATACCCATCATCAGAGAAGTATTTCCTCCTGTAATGGTTGTGGGAAGTACGCCGTTCCAACTATCAATCCAAAGTTTTTGGACAAATAGCGGAGTTAATACCTGTTGTTGAAGACGTGTTGCTTCAGCATTAGCTCTTGCTGTTACCAACATAGCTTCTGCATCAGCTCTAGCAGTGGCAATCTTCACTGCTGCTTCAGCATTGGCTTGCTCAACGTCAGCCTTTGCTTTGTAAACTGATTGTAGTGCATTGTTTTTGGCTTGGTTTGTAGCCAAAATTGCTGCAGGTGGTGTAATACCTGTAACAAAGTTTTCTACATTAAAACCAACTCGTCTAAACGCAGAACGCACAGAATCTTCTAACATCTTTTGAATCAACACCTTGTCATTCATCATGACTGAATCACGATGTTTACCAAGTATTTCAACAAAAGCGTTATTTACGTATGGTGTGAGAATGTGGCTTCCCACTGATTCAAGGAACTTTTTGTCTCCTGAACCAAGAAGGGCGTTGTTTTTCCAACAAACAAGAGGAGCTTGCGTCCTATCAATAGAAAAGGTAAATGAAGGATCAATGGTCCATTCACCATTTTCTTTTGAATAGACAATAATCTTTGGAAGATCAACTGTCCAGGGTTGTGCAGGTAGAGTAAAAGACTTAGTAAGTGGATTAAAGTCAACTGGAAAGTAACCTGTCCAAACCTGATAATCTGAAACCCCATTCATTCCGCCGTTTGTCATCCATACACCAACCTCGTTAGGTTGGATATATTTGTACATCACTGTACGCAACCCAAGAAACAATGTTCCTAAAATTGCAATTGCCCAAATAATAATTTTAACTTTGTTGTTCATCATGTGTATAAAATTGTTAGAAATGGTGACCTCTGCAGGATTCGAACCTAGCGACCTACTGCTTAGAAGGCAGTTGCTCTATCCAGCTGAGCTAAGAGGCCAAGTATTAACTCTGGAATTTTGACAGAAATACTTGCCTTTCGATATTCTTATCTTGAAAGCGTGTTTTTATAATAGAAACCCCGGTTCCTATTATATCACCATATATTACATCGGCAATCTCCTCGCCACCTTGAAGTGCTTTCTTTACTTGATCCTCGGCATCAATTAAAGATACTGCTTCAATGTAATCTCTGGTTCTATCAGAACCAATGGTAGTAATAACTGCGTATTTCATGTTTTCTGACATTTATAACAAGGTTGTTCAAATTCGGTCGGAGTAATTTTTTTATTCCAGAATGAACCAGTGACAACAAAATACACCTTACCTGTACCATTACAAACAGTGCAAGCATTAGTATCTTGCTGAGTATTTTGAATATTAATTAAATCTTTTGATGTTACTTTTTTAGGCATAGTTTGTTTAGTTTAAACAGGATAGATTGCAGACTTTTACTGCTCTATTTCTTTCCGAAATTCATCGGTAATCTGCTATCCCACAGAATAAGAGTTTTCCCAACTACACCTAGAACTTATCGGTGCTTATGGTTTATTTTGATAGAATTCGAATTTATTCTGCGAGTTTGTACGTTTCCTCAAACTCTTTACGCGCAATGCGATAAACTTCAGTAAGTTCTGCATCAGGACTTACCAACATATCTCCATTCTTGCACACCATTGCTTCGCCCCAAGGAGCTTCAAATTCAAATTGATCTCCTTCATATTCAATTCCCCAACAAGAGCCCTTGCATGTAGCAAGATTCTCTTCTACAATTTCATAACGACTAGGAAACTTAGTAGGTTTTACTACATATTGTTCACCACCAGGATTTGTAATAATATAATCTCCTGGGTGAGCAACATTTCGTGTTTCTTTACCATCAGAGGTAATTGTAATAATATTCTGCTCTTCCATTGCAACTTTAAAAGTTACATTGCCAAATTTGTTGTACTTTTTAATGTTCTTTGATTCCCGAAGAAAATCAAGAACATAGTCTTGATATACCATGTTTTTTAAATTTTAGGTGTAAGTTTCCATATTGTTTGACCACTCTCGCGAGAACCCATCCATTCAGATTTAAGTAGCCAATGTTCAGACAATTGTTTTTGTATGTCACTGTAATGTGCTACCCAACCCTGACGAGGAACAAACTGAAACTTTCGATCTTTAATCGCCTTAATAATCAACTCCATTATTTCGTCAAGTTCTTTAGTGTTGTAATAATCCACTTCTTGTGGTGTAGGAATTTGATATTTGCTCATTGTTAAATAATTTAGATGGAACACAGGGACTCGAACCCCAATCTTCAGATTCAAAATCTGAAATACTAACCATTGTACGATATTCCAAAATAAGAGAGGATTAGACTATTCTAACCCTCTCTTTATGCGAATTGTTTTCTGGATTAATTTTTGGAAGCAACCTCTTCAGCAAAAGTGGCAATTTCGGCAGAAACACCGAAATCATCAAATGTCGCGCGTTCACCTGCGGCAAGATGGCTTACAGTAATAAGCGGATTTGGTTGACCAGCAGTAATTGTGACAGTTGCTTGATAAGTATCACCAACGGTCATTCCGTATTGGTAATTCTTTTCGTAAACAATAGCTGTCACCTTTTTGATCTCACCATCTGCGGCGGTAAACTCAATACTCGCAACGCGGTATTCAGTTTGATTGTCGTTTTTCAGATTGAGAGTGTTGCTAGAGATAGACAACAGTTTTGCTGGAAAGTTTGCAGTCTTTTGACCACGACTTGGATCTACTGTGAATTTGAACATGTAAAGAAAATTTAAAAGTGAAATTGTGAGTTGCGCAGCCAGGATTCGAACCTGGGTCCTGGGGTTATGAGCCCCATGAGTTACCACTTCTCCACCGCGCATTATTGAGCTAAAACTTGGACTCGAACCAAGGACCTTCTCATTACAAGTGAGATGCTCTACCTACTAAGCTATTCTAGCTTAAGTTACTATATTTCTACAGTAACAGATTACTAACTTATGACAAGAGTCATGAGAGGTGGACTCGAACACACCAACCCCGGCACTACCTGGACGCCTCGCTCTACCAGTTGAGCTATCTCATGAAAACACCACTTAGGAATCACCCCTAAAGCATTAGTGGTACTGCTTAATTCTCCCATGAATCACGTGTTATGTTTTAGGATACATACATCCAAATTTTTCTCCTGTTGGAAAAATATAAACGTCACTTTGTTTTACGTACTACAAATAAACGAGTTGTTATACAACCATTTACTGTTTAACCCAACAGACGGAGATTTATTTCTGTGTAAAGCGCAACATTGGAATGTTAACACCTTTACCTACTTTGGTTTTACGCACTGTTTTTCCAGCACATACGTGTGTGCCAATAGATTTGAGTTCAAACTTGAGGATACTACCTGAAGGACAGACGCAAGAATAAGTCCCTTCTTTAACTCGTCCTTTCAAAGCAAGTTGTTTAAGACCTTTCAAAGTGGAAGATGGCATGCGCACACCTTCTGCATTTTTGATTTGAGAATAACGTTTCATATTTGTTGTTTAATCAATTACCGTTGTTGTTTATTCTTTAATCCACGTTTCATACCATCTATCATAATCCGTTGCGTAAGCAAACGGTTGACCAAGAATAGTAATATGAGGTTGAGCATATAGCCATTTCATAAATGGGCCAAATTGATCATCGGGAAGTTGCATGACAAATATACCACTTACACAAGGACTAGTAAGCTGTAAACAACTGCATTTTGCAGATTTTACAATACGTTGAGAAACAAGACGATCTTGATCTTGCTGTTTTTCCAAATATTCCATGTACATAAAATAGTTTTAGATTTTAAATGTTCTCCCACTAAGAATCGAACTTAGATTTTCGGATTAAAAGTCCGAAGCTCTAACCGTTGAGCTATAGGAGAATAAAATTGTTGGAATGATAGGATTTGAACCTATGACTTCTGACTTATCAGGTCAGCACTCTACCGCTGAGTTACATTCCAATTAAAAAATTAAGCACCCTGATTTGTACAGGATTTTCTTTCCACAAGACGTGTTAGCATATAACAAGCTGTTATACCGATTACACTAGTGCTTAATTGGTCAGGGAGGATGGATTCGAACCACCGACCACTTGCATCCAAAGCAAGTACGCTACCAGACTGCGCTACTCCCTGAAATGCTGATTTATATGGAAAACCAGCGAAAACACGAAAAGATAGTTGGGAATTCTTGCAACTACTCAACTATTAAAAACCGTAGAATATTATTTCAATTCTACTACCATTATTCTGTAACTTCTGCCTCAACAAGGTCAATTTCGGATAGCCTGTGAAACGAACTATATTGAGATTCTACCCAAATTTCATTTGAGGCTGTTAACATTACACGTTTAATGATGTAATGTCCGATGCCTTTGAAATATGATCGGCCAACTAAATCCACCATTTTCAACGCGTCGTTGATGCAAATACTTTTGTGCGCACTGTATTTCATTTTTTTAAAATGATTTTGTGATGGTTGTTTTGCCATCAGATGTTTGAAATTTGTATGAAACACCGCGTGTACTTTGGAATGCATCATAAACGCAATCCAAAATAAACGCTTCAAGCGTTTCTTGTGGAGTGAAAGGCCAAGGTTTGTCTTTGATGATTCGTTTATTTGGAAACAAATCTCGAAGAGACGCTTGACTTGCAGTGAAATTTTCAACATGCTTAAACACAGTAACTGCCGGTTGTGTACCGGGCATGTTATTTTGTTTACCTTTAATAGAAACATTCCAAACAGGAAGATCTTTAAAGGCACTAAGAGATTCAGTGGCATTATTGGCCCCACGTAGGAACCTCATCCCTCCTTTCTGAGTAATGCTCAAAATGCCGGTCAGGATAGTATTGTTATTCGACATGTACTTTGTTATAAACTAGCTCGATTTCACGAGTGGTCAATGTTGTAATATCATCAAGATCCAATAAATATGGACGAATTTGATGAAAATTTATAAGTTCAACTTGAATAGATAGGGAAATGGTTTCCCACCACTCAAGCGCAACCTTTCTTTTTTGATGATTCATCGTTTTAAAGCTTTATTGAAATACTTGTTGAATAAAACCTTGTTTACAACAACAGTTTTCTCAACCGGTTTACCATGTTTAAAGAATGTAACTTTTTCAAGATATTCTGGTGTGGTAACAACCAATAACAGTTCATTCAAAGTCACTACTTCATTAAACATTTGATCAGTCCATCTTGTAAATCTAATTCGAGTTACATCAAATACGATTTGTTCACATTGAGATAAAGCCCAATTTATCTGAGGTAATATAGGATTTCCTAAATGCTCATTTGTTGGAACGCTCTTCCAATGATGAGAATATACTGAATTTTGCCCAAAAATATCTTTTAATTCTTTAAAAGACTGTGAGCAAAATATTCCCAATAAAACAATTGTCATAAGAATTTAATTTATTTAGCACCCTTTCTTATTATTTCACCTGAACAATACACATTTTTACTAATCTTTATACCAGAACTAGTGCCGTGCCAGCTATGTTCAACAATAAAGGTAGGGTCAAGCTGAGAACTCATTCGTGTTGAAACGATGCTGGTTAGTTACGTTTTCTTCTTCCCCATAATCCTTTCTCAAGGGATCAACACGCCCAACATTACTGTTGATATTTTTATGTAACAATTCTTCGTAGCGATAAACCGCAATATAGTTACAAAGGAATCAATGTTTAACCTTTATATTTTAACCCTTCTTTTCCAACATCACAACTACGGTGTCATAAAGAGGATCTCCTGATTCTGTTAACCAGATTTCAGTATCTCCTACTTTTGTATAGTCGGTTGTTTGCCCTTCTTCTTCCAATGAAACCGCCTTTTGTGCGACTAATTTGGCTTTTGTTTGATTAGAAGTTTCGATTAAAGTTGTTTCTGGCGTATTTATACCAGTTTCAAGATTAATCTTTTGTCTGGATACAATCCATGTAATTCCTATGATAATCAAAATTTTTACGATCATTTTTCCATTGCGGGTTTACCTTTAAACTCTTGAGTAACAACGTTAATCAAGGTTGGAAGATCCAGTTGATTCAATGACTCCTTAAAGTCTGCTATTGTATTGAAATTAATAGTAATGTTCACAGATGTATTTTGTTGCACATTAATAATTGTTGTTTTACTAGCCACCACCAGCGCCGCGTAATTTACCTGCGACTGCACCCGTGACCACTCACCGAAGTCAATCATCCCCATGTTCTGTTGTTTCTTGGCTTGATTGTAGCGGGCTTGCAGCAGGAGCGCGTCACTGTTGTGCTGCGCCAAAAGGGCAAGGGCTTCTTCAGTGCGATCTTTGGCGATGAGTTGTTGAATTTCTTCTCTCATTGACAGTGAAAATTTTCAGGATTAGAAAAATCGGTGTTAACTCCTAGATACTCACGTTTAAAATTAAAACACTGAGAATCTATTCGAGATACACTTGTTGAATCTTGTTTTATTAAGCAAAGCTCTTCTTCTTTACTTAACTGCGAACAGAACACAAAGAAATGTGTTCTCACACCTAACAAATTGGTTCCTTGAAGGAAATGTGTTGGTGAGGGATTATAACTTATTTATATGTGTGTGCTTCTTTATTGCAAGAGCACAACATGGAAAGAGACAAAATTAAGATAAACTTATTCATTTTTTGAAAGTATAAACTTTATAAACGATGGACGCTGTAAAATCATTCCAGACGCATGAGAGAGCATCATATACTTTTGTTGATGAATAAGTTCATCACACAATTTTATAAACTCTGGAGCATTTGGATCTGGTTGTGTTTTTCGGTACTCTGTTATTAAGAATAATATCATCGTCATAAGAGTAACATAATTGGTTCACTACCTATAAAAAACAATAGGCACAATATGATGAATAAGATGAGTCTAAGATATTTCATAAACGATAATTTTAAAATTAACAGGAAACAACCAGAAACAAGTACAATGACCTGGATAACAAACCCTGTTACATCCCATGTGTTTAACCCCAATTGTACTTAATGTTAAACTACATATATGCGGATGTTTGTTTTTATTTTCGATGAATTTTAATCAAAATTATTTCTCAAATGGGTTTTGATTTCTCCAAATGTTAAATGTCCAATCAAGTAACGAGTTCCCGTATTGTTGATCATTATTTGATTCTTCTTTGATCGGCCTTTGAATAGACTCTTCACCCGAACCATTACAGAATGGACAAATTTCCAATATTTGTGGAATAATGGGGTTGCCATATAAATCTATTTGGGGAACTTTACCCGATCCTTTACAATGTTTGCAACTGCTCATATTTGACATTATTTGAGATAAAGTATAAATTGAGAGACACATTAAATCTTGACACGCTTCCAATTTTTTGTTTTATTGGAGCCTTGAAGTTTTCAAATACTTCTGTTGTTGTAATGCCCACCCAAAAACCATCAACAATGATAGCTTGTGCAATTTTATACTGTTCATCAAAATAAGCGCTATCTTGAATTTGAATTAAATCGTCCATTGTTTATTTTTTATTTGTTTATTTTAGTTAGAAGACATTTCTATCTTCTCTGCACAATACCAAACAACTCTTGTACTTTGAGTTATTTGATTAGAATTGTATATCTATTTGGATTGTCACACATTTTAAAGCAACCCTATTGTTTGCTCCCAAATTTTACAACATACAAAACGCATATTAAACAGTTTGATAAAACGTGTCGCTAATGTATTTCTACAACGTAGTTTTGCCCAGCTTATTTTGTTGGCTACTGCTTCACCACCATTCTTTTTACCTACTGTGGCTTCCAAGCCTGCTGCCTTCGTTGAGTATAGGATATCTAAAAATACGCGGAATAATACATCTTTTTCAAAGAGATGCTGCGCCATATTTTTATACCTCAACTTATCCCATTTAAGGGCTTACATTCTCACTTTCGTGGAAATATTATTTAAGAAATAGATGTTTATAGGCTTCATTAGAACTTAATTCTAACTAATAGGTATAAACACATTTACGTTGGTAACTATCATCTAGTCTTTTCCGAATGAACGTATTACTATTTCTTAATGACGGTTTAATCCAGTTTCATCACCGTAAGTTTTATAATACACTGGAACTTTAGCGACGTTAAATTAAATAGTCAACGCTTGACTAACCGCTTTTTCAGTCATTAATAAGAATCTCCCGTCAGACTGGCAATTGAGAGAGATAATTGAATCTTCTTAATATTGAGGTTTGTTCAATAAAAAGAACTTTCAAATGCTATCAAGGTATTCTTTGACATCATCTATATCGTAATTTGGAAAGAAGAAAATCTTTTTGTGATATTCTCCTTTTCCAATCCATGTATTCACGTCTGTTTCTTTTATTCCCTCGAGTTTAAGAAACGTCAGTTCCAAAATAAATGTTCCGCCGTCTATTCCATTTATGGATGTGCGTGCATCACCTTGGAAGAATGATCCTTCAATACCCATTGTTTTGACTGTTTTATTGAGAAAACTAAACGGATACTGCTGACAAAGTTGATCCACTTTCTGTTGAATGTTAGCAAGATATTTTGTACGCAACAAAAATATCTCATGACTTACCAACTCAAGTTGTAGATCATGTTCATCAATTTCGTCCCATTCTGGAAAATATATTTTCTTTTTAAATATACACATAAATATATTTAAAGCTTGTGTAGATACAAGCGGATCTGATGTTAATAAATGTAAATCTGTATATAATTTAGCAGTATCTTCATTATAGTTCCCTGTGCCAATATGAGTATATATTTGACCAGTTTTATTAACTGCACAAAACATCTTAG